AAATTAGAACCACTTATAGCTGGTAAAGTTCCTGTAAGATTTCCTGCTGGGAGAGATGTTAAATTGCTACCATTTAATGCAGGAAAAGTACCAGATGTAATTTTAGATGCAGATAAATTTGGTATATCTGCTTCTGTAAATCCCCCAGAAATTATATTTGATAGATCTCTCGCTTTTGTCATATAGAGTACTCATTCATTTATAATACGATTGTATTAGCTTCTTCTTCAGTTAATGCTTCTCCTGCAATTAACTTTGCTTTAGCACTAGCTTTAAGAGAAGCTTTATTTTCTTCGTTAGCAATTCTTTGAGCTTCTTGCGTTTCAAAATCAATAGCATCCGTTTCTCTTTGTGCTATTTCTTCAGCAGTTAAATCAACTTCAGTACCATTTGGATTTTCTATATTGACTAATATTTTTTTCATATAATTACTCCTTAACTGTTTTTCATTCCGTATAAGTGATATTTACCACTAGCAATATTTCCTGATTGCGGTAAAAATTGAACTCCACTTAAAGCACTTGTACTTGTATTTCTTCCAAAGAAATTTGAATGCAATATTTTAGAAGCAGTCATATGATGAACGTATCCTTTAACTGCTTTATAAACTGTTGCGTCTAGTGGATTATAAATATCTACTTCACCAACTGCGTGATAATTACCAGTGTTTAAAATACCGTCACCGTTCATTCTTATTTTGGTATCAGTTGATGATGGAAAAGCACCAGTCACTCCAGCTGAATTGATACCGCCATCATTATAACCCTCTTGGTTGATATGGAAATAATAACTAGATGAAGTAATGGCAGAACCACTTTGCATAAATCTAAAATACATATCTGCAGATGATGATGAGTGAGTGACGTTATGAAAGAATATTTTATATACATCATAGTCACTTGTAAAAAGACCATTAAAATCTATTGTACTTGAAGAACTTGCGGTTGCTGATCCTAAATGTACAAAGTCAGAAGATACTGTTCCCCAAGATGGATTAGCACCAGAACCACCAGTTTGTAAAACTTGACCTGCTGTTCCATAGCCTAATCTTGCTAGACCAGAGCCATCTCTGTATACGATGTCTCCCTGCGTAGTTAAAGTTGACGTTAAGTCAGTTCCATCAGTACCTGCTGCTGACATTTGTTGCCAATACGCTGAAGCTGATGCTGGGTTTTGATTAGTACCTGCTTGAATAGAAACATATGAAGATCCAGATAAACTAACTACGTCATCTATAACGTATGCAGTTCCAGAGTTCCATGCACCTTTCCAATTAAATTTTATATTTCCGAGTGTAACTGTTGCCATATCTTCTCCTTTTTAAATTAATTTAAATAACATTCTACGCACATTATACAGTAGCTGTTAGTTTTCCATTACTAATAGACCAAACAAATCCAGAAGCTGCATATTGTACGTCAATAAAAGATTCGTATTCTGTTTGTGTAATATTATCAGCACCTTCATTAGTTGTTTGTACTTGTAATGTGTTGTCAGCTGGTGTTACTGTATTAGCAGTTCCACCCATATTAGTATGTGATGAACAATAGTAATACAAAGTAGGAGCATTAGCAGCTACTATAATAGTTACCTGTGTAGAGCTGTTATGTGTAACTCCTGTTGTATATTCAGATCCTCCTCCATGACTACCATTTGAAGTTGTTGAAAATTTAAATGGGTGTCCAGATGGATAATTAAATATGTAAGTATTACCTTCTTCTAAAGTTAGTGTGTCTTGTGATACCCCATCAATTACAAATACACCACCAGCTACTGTTACAGTTCTAACTAATGTTGATGCTGTAAAACTTGTTTTAAATCCATAGACTTCAGCAGATGATGCATTTGCAAACTCTAATGCATTTGCTGAGCTGTTCATAACAAGAGCTTGTCCTGATGTACCAAAACTTGAAGGAGTATCTGTTAAATCTTTAATTGAAATATTTGCTAAATTAAAAGTTCCAAACGCAACTATATCTACAACATCAGATGCTGCAAGAGCAGAAGCAAAAACTACAGATGAACCAGAAGTTACAGTAACGTCTGTTCCATTTACCTGCTTAACCCCATTTAAATAAACGTCTACAAATCCTGCATCATATGCAAGAGTTTTATTTGAAGCTTCCGAATAACCAGTTCCAGATGCACCAGATAATGTAGTAGGCGTTCCTGTTATATTGTAAGTAAATCTATTTGATGTACCATTAACTGTAGAACCTGCTGCTGCCCAACCACCAGATTTATAAACTTTTAATTCATCAGCTGTTGTATCAAAATATAAATCACCAGCATTTAAACTTGATGTTGGTGCTGATGATGCAATTCTATATACATCAGCAAAATTTTGTACAGATGATAAATTATTATTTACATTTGTAACAGCTGCATGAGCATTAGCTAAATTTGTTAAATTTGTAATTCCAGCTAATGTTGATATTTCAGATGTTTGTCCAGCTACAGTTCCAATATTATTTGTTGGAGTAATTTGTCCAGCTACAGCAGAAATATTTGAGTTAGCTGCTGATACTGTATCAATAGCAGTTTGTTGTGAGGTAGTAGGTACTAATTGTTTCCATTGTGTATTACCTAAGTCATACACTTTCATTACATTGTCTGATGTATTAAAGTATAAAGCTCCATCTGTAAGTGTATTACCATCATTATCTACTGAAGGATCACTAGACTTAGATCCTAAAAAATCATCATCAAATGTATCAAGTGCTGCTTCAGCTGCATTCTTTGCATTTTCTGCTGCTGTTGCAGAACCTGCAGCTGCTGTCGCTGATGTTGCTGCTGCTGTTGCTGATGTTGCTGCATTAGATTCTGCTGTAAGTAATCCAGATGCATCAACACTAAATTCTAATCCTGTACCACCAGAGTTAGCAGATAATATTTTTCCTGCAACCATATCTGGAAAAGTAAGATTAAACGAAGAAGAAGTAGTTGCTGAAGCTCTAGGAGAAAATTTTAAATCTCTTTCGAGTTGCTGTGCCATAGCAGTAATTTTATCTAGCTCATCATTAAGAGATGCTATTTGAAATGCACCAGAAGTAGGAAAGTCTGTAGATCTAGCTATTGCTATATCTCTAGATATAGTAATTACATCATTAACAGTAGCTCCAGGCGAACCTAAAGTAATAGATCCTCCACCAGTTACACCAGCACCTGTAACAGAATATTCTGTTGCATCACTTGGAGAAGCTGCAAAACTTAATTGTGTAGCACCATTAAATACTTTTAAGTCTGCGTTTGTAAAAAACTCAAACCCTACAGTAAAAGATGTTTGTCCAGCAGTTGCTGTATATTGTACTCGTGGTTCTACATCTGATATATTAATTGCCATTATCGAAGTCCCTTTTCTATGTCGTCAAATAACCAATCCAAGTACCATACGTTCTGAAATGGAATTAATCTACGCACATTACGAGCTGTGTAGTGATTATATTTATTTCCACCTACGTCATACATTATGTCAAATATATTATAAATTTGTGATGCCGAAGGACCAATTAAACCAACTTTAGATTTCATTGAAGATCCATAAGGTTTACCTTCACCAAGTAAAGGTCTAATACCAATCCTATTATCTGTAAGAGCTTCAATAGATCTATTAACATCTACATAAATTCCACCAAGTCCAGATCTATCAAAAGCAGATAGTAGTTTATCTGTAAAAGATTTTTTAGAATAATCTTTGCCAAATCTTAATTCAGTATAAACTGCATCTACTAACATACCTGTACCCATAAGAAGTAAAGATCCAAATAAAAAATCCATATCTTTTTCTTGCATACCTCTTAACAACATTCTTTGTGTTGCTGCCATAGCAAATTTTTTAAACTGTACAATAGTACTAGCTAACTCATAGTTCATAAATAATGGTGTATCTCCTTTACCTGGAGTTACAATTGTAATATTTATATCTTTGTTAAGAGCTGCACCAAAAGATTGTTTAGCTGCATCATCAGTCCATTCTGCAGTGTTAGCCATAAAATTATATTTTAATTTTGTACCATGCTTATCAAACTCACTAGCAATCTTTTTAGCCATAGCTTCATCAATACCAGAAGCTGCAAGTTTAGTTTTATTTTTATCTGCTAAAGTTCCTTTACCCCATTTAACTGAGTCTTCTAAAATTCTAGATCCTATAGTAACTGATGCTGCGCTTTTCATAAACTCAGTCCATCTAGACATTAAGTTAACATACATAAAATTAAAGTTAGCAGTTTTACCCATCATACCTTCTATTTTAGAAGTCATACCAAACATATCTCCAATATCAGAAAACAACATAGCTCTTTGACCTGTAACCATATCTACTGCTTCAGCAAATGATTGAGCTTCTTTTTTACCTGCTTTGAATATACCAGTTTTTTTAGATGACAACATATCTGACCACATTTCAAATTGAGTTTTAAAACCTCTTTGAATACCAGATGTCATTGCAATTCTAGCAACGTCAGCTGTTGCCGCAAAAAATCCTGTAAGCATAGTAAGAGCATTGTAATGTTTCATTGTTCTCATAGCTCTAGAAGTCCAAGCATGAGGATCTGCAGGTAAACCATAAGTACCTCTTACAAGTTCTACACCTGCTTCTAGATCTTCTAATACTTGATTTCTTTCTTTAATAATTTTAGCTTTAGCTTCTTTATTTTTAGCTCTTACTGCTTTTAAATTATATTCATTAGCTACCTGCATAAGACCAG